ATTGCTTACTAATATGTATAAATTTTTTGTTATGTTATTACTAGTGTTAATATTACTTTCTACTTGTATGGGTTGTGCATATTTTGTTGCTAAAGAAACTGTAAAAGTTGTTGATATAATTTTAGAAGATGACCCTAATCCAGAAAAGAAAAAGAAAATATTAGAAAAGAAAAAGATAAAACAAAATAAAGCAAAAGAGTTTTATTGTAGTAAAGTAAAAGATAAGGAGAAGTGTGGCAATGAGTAAAAAAATGTTTCAAGAACAGTTTGTTGACTTATTAACAGACTTTATGTATAACAATTTAAAAGAAAAAGTTAAATCAAAAGCTAATATAAAAAAAAGTATACATTCTTTTGAGGATACTTGGATTAACATGCTAAGAGAAAGTAAAAAAAATGCAAAAAGAAAAAAAGTTTGAGACTCCAGATTATTATGATTTTAGAAAACCAGAGTTTATGAACAAAAAAGAAAAAGTTGAAAGAGAGTGTATGATGTGTTACAAACCTTTTATGAGTGAAGGAAAACACAATCGTATTTGTTGGCACTGTAAAGACTCTGATGATTGGCGTTATGGTAATGATTATGGGATGATAAAATGATGTGGAAATTAATTGATTGTGGTAGTTATCCTTGGTTTGTTAGAGAAACAAAAAAATATTTTTATTGTGTGTATGGTGTAACAGGAGAGACTAAAAAATTAAAAGTAAAACGAAATGAAATGCCAATGTATATGATGTCTTGTAGAGCATATTTAGGATACTTACGAACATGGCCACTTAGTACAGCACCTTGTAGACTTGACAAAAAGGTTGCAAAGTTTTATATAGATTTATGGAAAAATAAAAGTAAAACAAATGTAATGAAAGAAATAATTAAACAACTGAAAGCGACTAAATGGAAAAGGAACTAATAAAATTATTATTAAATAAAAAATTTTACACTAAAAATAAAAGCAAACTATCAAAAGAATTTTTTACTAATGGAACAGGAGATTTGTATGAAACAATTCAATCTGCTCATGAAGACTCCGATAAAGATTTAAGTATAAGTGAGGTGTCCTCTTTACATGTGGATGTATACAACCCGGCAACAACAAGAGCTAAAAGAGAAAACTTTAATGCTTTAGTTGATGAAATAAAAGAATTAGAATTACCAAGTGAGAACATTGCAAACAATATTATTCGTGCATTATATAAAAGACGAATAGCAAACAAGATTGCAGTATTAGCTACAGAAATATACAATGGAAAAGATTCAGATTTTTCTGAGATAAAAAAAGAATTAGAAGTTTCATTTGATGATATAAATAAAGATGAATATGAATATGTTACCTCTGATGTAACAAGTCTTATAGATAAATTAAAAGATAATACTAAATGGAAATTTAATTTAGCAACTTTAAAAGAACATGTTAATGGTGTTGGAGAGGGTAATCTTGCTATTATATTTGCTAGACCAGAGAGTGGTAAGACAGCGTTCTGGGTAAATTTAGTCGCAGGAATTGACGGATTTGCCTCTCAAGGTGCTAAAGTATGTGCACTTATCAATGAAGAGCCTGCAATTAGGACACAAATGAGACTAATAAATGCCCATACAGGCATGACATTTGACCAAATACGTGATAATACTCAAAGTACAAAAGAAAAATGGGCCGAAGTGAAACAAAATATTAAGATACTTGATACTGTTGATTGGTCACTTGATGATGTAGATGAGTTTGTACAAAAAGAAAAACCCGATGTTTTAGTTATAGACCAATTAGATAAAGTAAATGTTAAAGGTAATTTTGCAAGAACAGATGAGAAACTTAGGGCTGTGTATACAGGAGCAAGAGAGATAGCTAAAAGAAATAATTGTTGTGTTATTGCTATATCACAAGCATCAGCAGATGGTCATGGTAAAATGGAATTATCATTTGATATGATGGAGGGTAGTAAAACAGGTAAAGCCGCAGAGGCAGATGTTATTATTGGTGTAGGTGTCAATGGTATGACAGAAGAAAATGTAAGAGGTTTATATATTAGTAAAAATAAAATAACAGGTTGGCATGGACAAATTGTTTGTATGATACAACCAGAATTGTCGAGGTATTATGATTAGTGTATTTGATGTGGAAACAAGTTTTCAAATTTTAGAAGATGGAAGTACTGACCCATCAGCTAAAAACCCAGATAACTTTTTAGTATCTCTTGGTATAAATGATGAGTATGTATTTTTTAAACATAGAGATTATAAAGGTATACCAGATAGAAAAAAGATACAAGATATATTAGATAAGACTACATTACTTGTTGGGCATAATATTAAATTTGATTTGCTATGGCTATGGGAGGCAGGTTTTAAATATGATGGTAGAGTATGTGATACTATGCTTGTTGAATATGTTTTAAACAAAGGAATTAAAAGACCTTTATCATTAAAAGCATGTTGTCAATTTAGAGGTGTTGTACAAAAATCTGATTTAACAGAACAGTATATGAAAGATAAAGTATCATTTCAATATATACCTATTCACATTGTTGAAGAGTATGGTAGACTAGATGTTAAAGCTACAAGGTCTTTATATGAGGCACAAATGCTTCAATTACGTAAACCTCAACATAAACATTTAATTAAGACAATACAAAACATGTGTCAGTTTGTTGTTGTTTTAACAAAGATGGAAGACAATGGTATTTACATTGACAGAGAAGCACTAGATGAAGTAGAAAAAGATTTTCAAACAGAGTATGATGCATTGCGTGTTAAGATAGATGAAGAAATATATACTCGTATGGGAGATACAAAAATTAATCCTGCAAGTCCAGAACAATTATCTTGGTTGATGTATGGTATAAAAGTAAAAGATAAAAAAGAATGGGCACGTATATTTAATTTAGGTATAGATAAACTTACAAAAAAACAAAAACGTAGACCAAAGTTTACACCTAAACAATTAAAACAAATATTTTCTAAATATTTGGAACCTGTTTATAAAACAAAAGCAGAACAATGTCCTGTATGTAAAGGTAAAGGCACTATACAAAAAATAAAAGTAAATGGAGAACCTTGGAGTAAATTAAGTAAATGTTCTGAGTGTAAGGGAGAGGGATTTATTTATAAACCTTTACCAGAGAAGGCAGGATTTTATGCTACTGTAACTTCTGTTATGGATATAGCAGAGGGAGGATTTAAAACAGATAAGATAACTTTAGTTAGATTAGCTAAAACAGGAGATGAATTTTTTAAAAGATTTGTAGAAAAAATTACTCGGTATAATGCACTAGAAACATATTTGAGTACTTTTGTTGATGGTATAAAAAAGTTTACAACAGATAAAGGTTTTCTTTATCCTAGTTTTATGCAAACTGTAACAGCAACAGGTAGATTATCAAGTCGTAATCCTAACTTTCAAAATCAACCAAGAGGTAGTACTTTTCCTATACGTAAAGTTATTAGTTCTAGATTTGAGGGGGGTAGTATTATGGAAATAGATTATGCACAATTAGAATTTAGAACTGCTGTCTTTCTTGCTCAAGATAAACAGGGCATGGAAGATATACAAAATGGTGTTGATGTACATCAGTATACAGCAGATATCATTGGCTGTTCAAGACAAGAGGCAAAGCCACATACATTTAAACCTTTGTATGGGGGTATGTCTGGTACAGAAAATGAAAAGAAATATTATTCGGCTTTCTTAAAAAAGTATCCGGATATTAAAGCTTGGCATGAAAAACTGCAAGATGAGGCAATACGAACAAAAGTTGTTACCCTACCTACAGGTAGACAATACGCCTTTCCAAAAGCAGAACGCATGCCTTGGGGCGGTGCAAGTTCTTCAACACAGATAAAAAATTATCCTGTGCAGGGATTTGCTACTGCTGATATTGTTCCTTTAGCTTGTATTAACATACAAGAATTACTTGAGGAACATAACACTAAGAGCCTACTTATTAATACTGTTCATGACTCAATTGTTGCAGATGTTTCTCCCGGAGAAGAGAGTCTGGTCGCTTCATGCCTAAACAAAGGATGTTTAGGGGTAATTCAAAGGATGAAAGACATGTATGACATTGATTTTAACGTGCCACTAGATGTGGAATTAAAAGTAGGCTCTAATTGGTTAAATACAAAAGTTTATGCTTGACAATACTGTTAGAAATGCTACTATTGTAATTAAATTAACCAAGGAAGGTAATCTATGGTAAATGACTTAAAGGCATTTGATTCTCTTAGTAAAGAGGAGATAATGAAAATGACCGGTCAAGATGATGGTTCTGTAATAAATACAGGAACACTTGATAGGTTAACAATAAATAGAGCGGCTGAAGATGATGATGGAAATCAATTATCCGCAGGCGTTTATACTACGTATGACCCTAGTATAGAGTCTAGGGTATACAGCATTAAGGATAAACCTATTCAGTTTAGACCTTTTATCAATGCATATCAATACATGGAGTATGACCCAGATAATAATAATTATCCTTGTACTTCTGTTATTTTTAAACAATGGAATGAAGAGGCTATTGATAGTAGCGGAGGCGTTAATTGTGGTAGAATAAGAGGCAAAGATAAAGAAAACTTAACTCAAGCACAGATAGATGCTCAACGTCATATTAAATGTTATCGTTTAGTATATGGATTGTTATCTATGGATGCTACAACACCTGCAGGAGAGCCTACAAAAGTAGAAAATTTACCTGTATTGTTTAGAGTTACAGGGTCAAACTTTATTCCTATTGGAGAGTCTTTAAAAAGTCTTAAAGGTAGAGATAGCTTAATGCAAAATCATATACTTAATATGACAACTAAGAAAAGAAAGGCAGGTAGTAATGTGTACTATGTGTCAAACGTAAACATTGATACAAAAGAAGTTTCTTTTACACAAAAA